ATCTGATGTTAACTTCCTGTGGCGGGACTACTCCGTAGCTCCCGCCTCTGATCTTTTCCTGACCCCCGCCTTAAAGGGGGCCCTGGGTTTTCACCCATGCACTGGTAGATCTTTCAGTGCTCACCTATGACTATCTTTACCCAGCGGCCATTGCTCGCTGTTTGCCCAGCCTCTACCAGGGCTGGGCATCTCCCCACCTTCCTCGAGGTGGACCACTTGCGCCCCTCAGGGCATACCCCCGGCCCCACCCCATGAAGGTGATGGTTATGGTAGGCAGCCCGGGCACGTGGTCCCCCCCAAAGTTGAGGCAGGGGCGGTCGAGGTGGATGTCTTCTTCGAAGATCGTGGGGTCCACAGTTGTGAAACCTTCCACGGCCTCGGGGGATATCAAAATGACTTCATATGGGTCGTATCGCTTCTCCCTAAGGAAGCCCTGAAGTCTGTTGTCCCCCTCCCTGAAGACCCACTCCTTGTTCGTCGCTAGACTCTTCCTCACCTCCTTCTCCACCTGGGGGAGAGAGTCCAGCCACGTTCTCCTGCCCGGCATGTGGATGGATGATCCGAGCACCATGTCCTCCCTGTGGCTGACGTAGTACACGTCCGACATCGTTATGGCATGCCGGTCGGCCACCAACGGGTAGGCCGTGCTGGTGGAGAATATCTTGGTTACCACCGCGTCCAGTTTCTTCTCATTCAGCCATTCCGTTGCGAGGTATCGGGGTTTGTTGATCTTCCCCCTCGGCTCCATGTTGACTGGCAAGGCGGCCGTGAGGCTCTGTATTACCCGGCGAATGTCCCTGTGGAAGCAGTACTGCACAAGGAAATTCCTCATCTGCAGGGCATGCCCAGCCTCAGCTTCCAAGTCCAAGTATGATCCCACGGAGTACATGGCCTTGGCCAATATCTCGTTGGCAGGTCTGGTGGCGCACCACCTCCCGGCGACCTTCTTGTTGTTCCCGTCAACTTGGAACCGGACAAAGATAGGCCTGTGGGAGCAAAAGTCGACCAACCTGAAGTCCGTGATCACTTTCGATGGTTCCTCTGGTTCCAGGTCTTTCCTCAAGTAACCGGTCTTCTCCCAATATTCCACTCTCTCGGCCAACTTCTCGATGTCTCCTCGTTGTCCAGCAACCACCTTGTCATCTCCTGATATGTAGCCATTGAGGCGGCGTGTGAGGAAGGCACCCCAGGCCCCCTTTGCACTCAGCCCCAGGGACAATGCCACGTGGGTGACAGTTTTCACCGTGTTGGTGTATGTGTTGCCAACATATGTCACAATGGTGCCGCTGAGTCGTCCTTTCTTCTCTCGGATGATGCTGAGCTCCTGGCCACCTCTGTGAGGTCTCTTAAGCAACGTGACGTGGTCGGCATAGCAGCGGTACAGGGACTTGACGTCCTTGGCGTGCTGCCCCGACACAGCGCCGGCGAAAAAGTCGGCTTCCCT